ATGAGGTCGTCCAGCTGGATCGGGATACCGGGAGGGTCATCTCCGGAGGTGGTGTTCGACTGAACTGAGTCGCTGTCGTCGTGATGGACGTCCTCTGTTGCAATTAGGAGGTAATCGAGAGGACGTCTGGCTGGCTGTGTCTGAATCTCCGATAGGACGGGGGTTGCCATCATCAAGACGGCGACCTCGCCGTACTTCTGCCTCTTCGGTTTCGGATAGAGACCTTTTACGACGGACTCGAGGGAAGGGGAGTGTGGCACCGGTTCGAACCACGTCGACGGGAAGCGGTCGCGGCGGGTTTCACTCATGTGTCTCCTCCTTCACTGGCTCAAGAGGAGGGTCGCTTGTTAGACCGATCCCTTCGAGAGAGGGAGGAAGATGCCAGCTGTCCGGGGATGCTGGCTCCTGCTCGCGTGTACGGCGCCCAATGGGGGCCGTGTCAACGAGGAGACAGGATAGGAGGTAAGATGGGTCGGTCGCTTCGAGGAGGCACGAAGCGGCGACAGCAGGGTCAGTGGTAAGACACTGACGAATTTCGCGCGCTTTGCGGCCTGCGGATGACCTAACGAGGATTTCGGTCGTTCCGTTGGGTTGCCGCGAGAGCTCGATTTCGACGATGATTCTTGACATCTTTAATTTCACTTTCCGTGATCGGTGGGGGGTGGATGGTCGGGTACTTGCGGCGAAGATACTCCATGACTATTGTCTGGAGGCAAGCCACGAGGCCCGACACAGCTGCCGTGATAGCAGTGATGATCAGGACGAGTTCCGACATCGAGGAGCCCGGCGAGGATGGGGTTTGCATCGACTTCTTCTCCCGATGGGGGCCAGTAGCTAGGGGAGCGAACTCGCGCTGGAGACGGGGTGTCATCAGCAACGAAGTCGACAGCGTATAGCAACGGCGTAATGGGGTAACGCCCAGTGGGGCGTTTGGCGTTCAAGCTGGAGTCTCCAAGGGAGGCATGAACGTAGTCGCCTCAATTTCGCACTCTACCGGCAAGTAGATGGCAGTGTGGAACACCCGATAGCGACGCCCTGCCGGAAGTGCGACCGAGGTGTCCGAGGTAATGTACGTCTCAGCGTAACTGAGAGGAAGGTCGGGCCCTCCGACCAGTGGTGAGGCGGAGAAGTCGAGCGCGGGCGGGGAGGGTACCGGCACTACGGTAGTGCCTGGCGTCCCGGGTTTATCGACGACTTCTTTCCTATAGAGGTAAGAATCGTCGTTACCGGTGGAGTAGCCGTGTTCGATGCGCACAGTCGAGTCCGCGGTGAGGGTCATGTCGACGACGGACTGGGCGTTGCGACTGATCACCTCAGTAATGGCGAAGAGGACGATACGGTGCCCTGGACGAGCGGGGATCATGTCCATGATCATACAGGAGGCGCCAGGATCACGTTCGAAGTATCCGATGAACTCGAACGGAGAGACGTCTGAGAAGAGGGGGGCGCGGGGAAACAACGTGAAGACGTCGGCCCAGCCCTTGATTTTGAATCCCATTGAGTACTCCGGATGTGGGTATGCGGGTGTGGTGAACGTATTAATCCAGATGCCGCCCGGAGCGCGAGGTAACGCTTCGGGCGGCACCCGAAAGGTGGTCAGTCGTCGGACCTTCGTGGAGGTAGCGACGACTGTGGAGACCACGGAGAGGTATGAACCTTTACGCACCCACGCTCCGTGTAGGAGCGGGGTGTATCGGGGTAAACCATCGGGTCATGGCGTTTAGGCGTGGTGTAGTTAGGCGCCTCGGTTGTGCGCCGGGATAGGAGATTCGCGTGGAGGCGGATCTCCGAGATGACGCGTGAGAGGGGACCGAAGTTAAGAGGTGGACGGTCACGCGCGTCCTGGTCTTGAAGCCACGCTGGAATAGCACTTAGCAGCTGGTGTAGTTCGGCTTCACTACACATCGCGACAACGCCAACGACGTCGAGAAGTTCGCGGCTATCGGAGGAATTGTTGAATGTCGTGACGGCCATCTCGCACGCTTCCTCAAGAAGCCATAGGGCGCGGGCGAAGGCGTAGCCTCCGACTCGCGGCCTGGCGCCTTTGAACAAGGGAGCGAGATTGCCAATGAAACGACGGAATGGTTGGTATCCAGCGTGGCCTGTCTCAGTAACGAGAATACGGCTTACGAGAACAAGCTCAATCGCTAGGGAGTGAGCTGTCGAAAGAAGATGTTTGGAATTGATCACGGTTAATATCTCTTGGTTGAAAGTGAACGATCCGTCGCAGGATCGTCACTGTCGTGGATGAATAGGCAGCAGATGAGATCTAGTTTTGAGTGCTCCGGCGGCGGGTAGCCTCTTGCTCCACGTGAGTGGAAACAGCGAGGTCCTGAGCAAGAACGCGTGAATGGATAGACGCGTAGGTGGTTGTCGACCGTAACGCGGCGCGGTAGAGAGCATCCTTATGCAGAGGAATCCAGTGCGCCAGGCAGGTTAGGAAGCATGACGATACTTGGCATTCTAAGGCGGCGTCAGTATGCCACATGAAGGTAGGATCATGACGGTAGACGTCGCTCCCCGCGAATATGCGGTCGAGAGGACCGTCGCCAATGACAGCCAGATAAACGGAAGCTGAGACCGCTGGCGGAGGAAACGGATGGGTAGGCCACAAGGAAAGGTCTTCGCCTTTCTGCATGCCGCCTGATCTGAGCTGAGCTCGGACGAAAGCGCTCGCTAGATGGGTTATGGCGCGCACGATCTGATCGACCGTAGCGTCAGACGCGAGGAGGATGACGGATAAGTCAGGGTCGGAATCGGACAGAAGCGTAGCTCCATGTACGTTGAGGTCACGGCGCATGTCGTGGCTTACGTCATACGTATGAGTGTGACTGTCACCGTCAGGTGCAACGCGTAGTACGGCGCAGGCGCCGGATGAGGAGAGTAACACTTCGAGCAGGTTAATGTTGTGATACATATCGCGTCTTTCTGGGAAAAGTCGGAAGTTCG